TTAAGATGTCGGAATCGCAAACCGCGTGCGGAAATCGGACTTTTCGCTCAGGTTTTCAGCTTCGTATTTGGCCGGTATGGCCTCCACGTCCCCGCTCACCACGCTTTCACCGAAGAAAAGAAGGGCGCTTGGAATAAAGAGTACGCGGAGATTGGTTTCGTCCACAAGGAGGATATCCTGGGCTATATTTTCAATGGCTTCATAAGCATCATAATCAGTCTTTTCGCTCTGCAGCAGGGTGAATTCCAGGAGACCGTTAAAGCCCAATTTTAATTTAGAACCATCGTCCAGGACTTCCTCATCGCCTTCGGTTATTTCTAATTTTATGGCTTTATCCCGGCAGTATCCCAGCTCCGTGAAGGTAGCCAGCAGGGTGGTCCATGCAGCCAGATCCGCCGGCGGGACATCGCCGGTGGCGGGTGCACGGTGCATTACCCGATAATGCGGTTTTTTGATATTAGCAGCAGTTCGTGGCATTTTTATTTACTCCTTCTATGAAATATTGACCAGATTATCTATATAAAATATAATTTCTTCTCGATAGGGCAGCCCGGTGAGACTGGTGCCCGTATCGTCAAAAGTTGCCTTAATAGTCAGGACCCGGAGATTATCATATGGATCCGGCAACGCCAGGTCATCACCCTGCAGCACAATACTGATATTCGCTTCTGGAATGGCTATTACCACATCTTCCCGGTTGTTGATCACAGTACTCTTTTTATCGCTGAGTGTCCATAATATTTCACTCGGAATCACGGAATTACCCGACAGATCGGTAAAAGAAACAGGAATCTTAAAAGATCCTTCTTCAGCGGCATTAGTATCCATGCGAATCATCAGATATTCCACCTTTCGGCATTATAAATGACACCCATTGTGATCCGGGTTTTCATAAAGCGCTTTTTCTGTTTCTCCGCATCCCTTTCCAGGCCCAGAAACTCTGCACCGGTGACAAAACTTTCTTCCTCGATTGCGGAAAAAGCAGCAATAACATCCTGAACCCGTTCCCTGTGATCTGATGGGCTGGTCCCGCCGGCGCTGATCAGCGTGATGTCGATCGTCAGCAAATGTTCCTGTTCATCATCCTCGGCTGGCATATTTGAAACATCCCGGACTTCGATAGCATCCAGCTCTGATTCCGCCAAATCCGAATCGCGCCATTCCACCACACTGGTCACATTAAAACTATAACCATTTGCAATAGTGATATCATTCAGAAGAGCCAGCACCTGAGTTATTATTTGATTTTCTTTTGTCATCCGTCACTGTCCTCGCTGAGGGTGATCTCTGTAATACCTTCCTGGTCTATCATAAGGGCATCCACATAATAAGTAGTGCCGTTAATCGTAAATGAACTGTCTTTTGTTATACTGCCGGCCATGGTGGTCAGGACCAGGATCCGGGGATAAGAATTGGCCACCGGGAGCACTCCCTCGAATGAGGGATCATATGAATCATCAAAAAAAGCTTTGAGAGTTTCATCATTACCCCCATAGTAATGGGTGATGTCGATGGCCAGGCCGGCATCGAAGAGGGCCGCCGCATCATTTATAATCTGTTCCCGGGTGGTGGTCATTTCTTCTCGGGTTCCTTACCGGCATCCTCATTCTCATCCGCCTGATCAGATCCGCCGGCATCCTTGCCTTTCTTCTTGTCATTTTTCTTCGATTTCCCGGATTCCTTGACAGGATCAATGGCTTCCACCACCTCACTGGCCAAGACCACTTTGTTGGCTGCTTTCATCTCAAAAGCGAATGCGGCCGGGAGATCTACTTCTTTTCCCTTTGCCAGAACTTTACCCTCGTATTTAAACGGACGGACTACTACACATTTTTTCTTGCCCTTGGTGCCTTGTGTTGTAATCATGTTATTTTTACCTCGTTTATGTTTAACCTGGGCCGCTCCATCGAAGAGCAGCCCTTTGTTTTTCCAGTTATTTAGCCACACATGAAAATGAGTATTTAGGTAATGTCTTCAGAAGCGCTGAAGGCCGCCGGTTGACGGACACCAATATCACAGCTCTGGAAAGCCCGGATGACAATGCCGCCGGAAGGCGCATTTGCGTAAGGATCCGGCCAGATATCCAGGCCTCCCCAGAGGCCGAGAATTATCTGAGAAAACACTCCGAAAATCATAGTAACTGCAGGAACCTGGTTACTGACGGCCACGGGATATCCATTCATCTGGCCATCCTGTTGCAGGAAGATAGGATATCCACTTGATTTCTCTCGGGTTTTCAGCAAACCGTTTACCGTGGCATTGGTCAGGTAAGCCATGGATCCAATATCGCCGTTGGCCGCTCGGACATCCGTTTCAAATTCCACCACGCCTGTCCATCCCAGTGTCGTTCCAGTTACCGAACCAATACCGCTGGTATTGAGGATCCCGGTTGGCTCATTGGTCAGTCCGGTTCCGGCAATTCCTGCCAGATCGATGGCCAGGGCCAGATCCACAGCAAGATCATCCAGTACGAGTCCTTCAATGGAAGGATTTGACTGCAGCAGCATATTCCGGGAGAAGGCGGTCGCTGCGCCAACCGTTTTGATTGCCAGGGCAAGTGCCGTGAATGCGCTGTCCGATAAAGTCACATCTCCACTTTCTGCTACCCAGTATGCGCTGCCTGCTCCACTCTTTTTCGGGATGGATGCATTACCGACAAGGCCGGAAAGCACCCTCATGCCGAGCTGCATCAAGAGGGCACGGTTCCGCAGCAGATCAATGAAGGACCCGGCAAGGTGCTCGGTTGCAATCAGGCCGGTCCCACCTGATGCGGTGGTGATTTCACGCCGGCCGAACTTGCCCGGAATTTCCCGCAGGAGAACATCATGGGGAATGAAAAATCCTTTCGGCTGCTGTTTCAGGCGCTCGGCAATCTCGCGGGAGGCTTCCATTTCCAGGCCAGCCAGCTCAGGTTTGTTCAGAATAAGTGCCTGGATCCCGCGCAGGACGGAATAATTCTGCAGATCCTTTTTGGGCATTCCAAGATTGGCCTGCTGGGTATCGATATGCTGATTGTTTGCGATTTTATCCAGAACCTTTTGGCGAAACTGGTCCACGGTCAACCCTTTTTTAATGGCATCCATGGCCTCTGCCCGCATAGCAAAGGTTTCGCCCAGGGCTACGATTTCCTCAAAGCGCCTGGTCTCCCGTTCACGGGTCTCCTGCTCAATCCGGGCAGTATCTACCGGAGGATCTGCGGGAGGCTTTTGTTCCTGGCGGGTCTCAACTCTTTCCTCTGTTGGTTCCATATTAAGAATACTCCTTTCTCCTGTATCTATTTTGACAGGAAATGTTTTTTCATTATCCCTATTTCTGCCCACACCTACCGAGTAATCGGCCGGTGTAGGTTCAAGCGAAATTTCGAATGGTTCCCAGCTGGTGATGCGGTACGTATCTCCCTCTTTATCGCTCTGCTTCTCGAGCTTGGCTTCATGGATGATATATCCCACGGAAATAGTATCCCTGATGCCATCCTGGACATCCTGGAAGATCTCTTCGGCAAACCGGGAGCGGCCAAACCTCACTGCGGCATGTCCCTTCCGGTCCTCCCCTATGGAAGCCGAAATGACTTTACCGATTTGTTTTGACCGGTCATGTATGACCAGAAGAGGCCCTGCTGTCCGCAGGCGCTCAAGTGAAACAGAATCGGAGGAATGATCAAGGATTTCGTTACCCCACCAGCGTTCCACCAGTGTTTCGCTTGAAAATGTTAAATTGATAGTTCTTTTTTCCTTATCTATATCTTCCTGCCTGATTTGAATGTCACGGTATTGTGCTGGAAGATCTAATTTTTTATTCCTCATTGATGTTGTTCTCCGGTTTTAATTGAATTTCAGGTAACAAAAGGCCATATTTTTTAATCAATGCCAGTTCGATAGATAACTGTTTGTAAATATCTTCAAGATTTTTACCCTGCTCTGCAGCGATATCAGATCCGGTATTGAGGCCCGCATTTATTTCCAGTATCTTTGCCTGGATATCCTTCTGCGGATCCACCCACTGCCAGCCCCGCGGTTGCCATTTTGCAGCGATAAACTTATCGTACCTTGAAAAGGGAAGCTCAATTTGCTGGGTTACCAGGGCCATTTGCAGGAATTGTTCAAAAACAGGTACCAGGAAATGTTCTATTAAGAATGCCTGCAGATCTCTCCAGACATCCCGCTCATCCAGAACGCCGGCACGAATGGATGAGTAGTTCACACCTTCCAGGTCATTAGCCAGGTAATTATATGAGACATCCAGGCCGGATGATATCCCCCTTAATACGGCTTTGACGAAATCTTTAAATGCTGTGGTGGGATGCTGGGGATCAAATTCTTTAAATTTCCATCCTTCCGGCAGGACTTCAAATGTTCCGGGTTCAACTTCCTGGATGGGCTGATCTTCTTCCTGATCATCACCGGTGTATTCACCTTCGGGATTAGTTTCATAGAACCCCCCCTTAGCAGCTGCGATCCGGGCTGCAACCAGTTCGGCCTCTTCATATCCCCCGATCATATTGAGCCTGATCATGGCCGCATGCATCCAGGGGATCCCCCTGGTCTGGCTGATCCGCATGGGAAGATGTAGATGAATGATCTCCTCTGCCGGGATCCGGGTTACTTCACCAAAAGAGGATCCGTACATGAAATCACCGGGATGAATCTTATAGACATGATAAGCCATTGGACGATTCCAGGAATCCAGTTCCACTCCCATTTTGACCTTATTGCCATTGGATAATGTTTCGTTTTTTCGTTCATCCAGGTGATCTGCTTCAATCAGCTGCAGAGCAAAGCGGGAATCGTTGTTAAATCCCTTCACTTTCCTGATCAGGACTTCCCCATCCCGGGCGCAACTGGATATGGCCAGTTTCTGAATATCGCGGAAACTGTATTGTCCGGTTACATCACAATTACCCCTCTTGGTCCACCGGGACCATCCCTCCTCGATCTTTATCCTGGCCACATCATCTGGTTTTCCCGAGTTATTCAAAACTTGGCTCTGCAGGAGTATTCCATCCCGACCCACAATATTGGTTTTAACCATGCGGATAAATTTCTTGGCATAATCATTATCATGTTCAAGTTCCCGGGACCTGGCTCGTAGAGCAGTGAGATTATATCGAAGTTCCGCATCTGCGGATCGATTTAGAGTTGTCCAGGATGAATAAAGCCGTCCAGTATTGGCTGCAGCATAAGATCGTCTAACAATCTGCTGGACGTTGTTTTTAGTATAAAGTCCGAGCATTTTTAAAAATCTATTCCAAAGGTTCAAACTATAATCTCACCTTAATCTTGCGCTTATTCTTCAGGCCCATTTTCAAACGCTCCGCTTCCTCTTCCCTGGCCACTTCTCCTTTATATTTATCATATAGAACCAGTAATTCTGAGATTGGAATCTTAGTAATCTGCTGCCCGGCAATAGCATACTGCTCGATATCGGATGTAATACGGCCTTCCAGGACCGATTTAATCTTTTCAAGCATGGTTTTAGCATGTGATGCCATACTTCAGATTCCTTTTATATAAAATTAGCGATCACAACCCTTTATTTTCAAGGGGCCTAAAAACTATTTTCTAATTTTTATTTTTAAATGGGAATCTATGGATAATTAAAAGGAAAAATTTATCAATTATGGTAAGAAATTCTTTACATTTTCGATAATATTATATATATTCTTAGCGATTTTCCGGTTAAAAACTATTTAAGAGTATTTTTAATTACCCATATTTATTGTAAAAGTTCTCTTTTATGGAGAAATAGAAAATGAAGCATTTTTCATGCTGTTTATTTTACTTTTTTCTATTTATTGTGTTAGTATTTGCAGAGCCATCAGAGTTATTTTGCCAAAAATCCTCAAAAGGTAAATGTTTTTGTTGTCCGGTTGATTCTGGATTAGTCATTGATCTTTTTGGCCTAAGACCTCATCCTATTTTCAAGGGAGGGTTGATGCATTATGGGATTGATATCCAAACTGCTATGGGCAGTAATGTGTATTCAATTGGAGAAGGAAAAGTAATATTCGCGGGTGAAGAATCGGGTTATGGAAATTGCATTAAAATTTTTCATTCTGATGGATATAAATCATTCTATGCTCACCTCGATACAATTCTAGTTGATATGAATCAGGTAATCAACGATGGAGAGAAGATTGGAACGGTGGGAATGTCTGGGATAACAAAAACGCCTCATCTTCACCTCGAAATTCAAAAAGGTGAGGAACGAATTGATCCACTGAATGTAATTGATACATTAAATCTAACTTTTCAGAATTGATAAAATTGATCATACTTTAAAAAATTCAATTTGATGTGACTATTTATCTTGAGCACGCGGTTTGAGAAATTTGATTTATCTCAACGCTTAACTTTCAAGGGATTTAAAAATATTTATTAATTTCAATTTTTAAAGTTGGGCAGGATAAATAATTTTAGAAAAGGGTAAAATATTGATATTCCATAAATATTTTTATATATATTTTATTTTTTGAAACTCTTGTCGAAAATATTAGTAATGTGATTTGTGTCACGGAATTTTTTATTATTGAAGAATATATTTAAATATGAATTTTAGTAAATAAAAAAAATATTGTTGATTTTAAAGAGAGATATATATATACTTAAGAACTTCTACGTCATAACATTGAATCTATTTGTTGTGCTTAGCTGGCGGAGACAATAATCATGAGTCAATGTTAATTTTGGCGCCAGCCTCAAAGGGTCTACCGTTTTGGTAGACCCTTTGTTTATATAGGTAAATTATATTTTTCAATTTTTCTTAATAAATCATTATATCTAAAAATGGGGAAAGCTGTTAATGCACTGAATGGTGAATTTTTGGCCTTCCGATATTTGGAAGCAATTACTACATAATAAAATTGTTGCTTATATGGGTCAATATATCTATGAATATAAATTCTTTCAAGGTTGTCTTTCTCGTCAATTTTTTGATATATATTGGGTGTATTTTCAATTGTATATCTAATAAGTGGAAGTCTTTTTGCACGGACTTCAAGAAAATTTTTTGAATCGATATTATGTCTGCCTTCTTCATCCTTATAAAGTGATCTTATAAAATCATCTTTAAATTCAATTCTTATGTCAAATTTATCATTAATATTACCTTTTATAAAACAGTCAAAATACCGCCAAGCATCTTCCTCGTTAAATGTAGGATGATAACATCCCGTTAGATGTGAACCATGATTTAATTTTAAACATATATCATTTGAATGAAAATAAGATACTAAATTAAGAATATGTATTATTTCTTTTCGAGATAGGCTTACAACTTTTCTCTTTTTTTTACTTATTTCTTTTTTTGTTTTTAATTTTAAATTTGATATTTTAACTGTATCAAAATAAATTCTTGAAATTTTCTGATAGGTGACTTCGTCTACCAAAGAGGATATTTTAACAAAAGCATTTCTAATGTCATTCTTTGTTGAAAAATTTTTTGGATACATAATAGATATATTAAGAATTATTATTTTTCCTGATGTTTTATGGATTCATATAAATTTAAAACTAAAAAAGTACAATACCAATAATGCATTTAGATTTTCCAAATTTTCTGATAAATCATTTATCAATATGATAAATATTCTAATTTGCATCTCCATGGTTGAATTTTTACTTTCCATGGATTCAGTATTTAATTGGAATTCTAAATACAATTCAGTTAGTTTCTTTTTGGGAGAGATTAGTAAATTAGGTATTTTATAAGCATGAAAAAGATATTCTCAATATTTCGATACAATCCCAAAAATCCTATACCATTTTTAACAGCAATTATTGCCTCTGCTACAATTGTCAATGCAATTGTGGCTTTGTTAATGTGGCTTATAAGTTATTTTTCTCTAAATCAAAGTGAAAAATTTTTTGAAACAACTAATCGCCCATTTATTGGCATAAAATCAATCGACATTAAAAAAGATGAAAAGAATAAAATATTATTTCATTCAAATGAAATTGTGAACTATGGTAATATTCCCGCAAAAAATCTTAAAATAATAACTTTACTTTATTTTGATGATAATAAAAATCCTAAGCGGAATTCTTCAAAGGCCAATGCTATACTATTCCCAAATATCTCTGTTCTTAATAATGGCAAAACTTATGGTTCATATTATGATTCGATATTTGTATTTAATAAATCATTAAAAATGTCATCGATAATAACTTATCAAGGTGCCAATAATCATGAATATAAGACAATCGAACTTTATGTTTATGATAGATCCAAAAATTCCTTTATTTTCATCGATGGAGATTGGTATTGATATTATTTACCATATATTAATAAGATATATGGAAAGAAAAATATTTATACAATAATCCAACTCATTTTCTATTCCAGCAAATATCATTTTGAAATTTAATTGTCATTTATTTTTAAATATAAAGAAAACGCTTTTTCCACATGATAAGATAAATACTTATCACTTTCCCGGGCAACTTTAAGCATCTTTGTTAGTGTGGAATGACGTACCACTACATTAGGAAGATGTACCCTGGGATCTTTGGCTGGCGGTCGGCCTATATTTCTCTTCTTTTTCATCTTTGTTTCCAGCTATTAACCCAACTTTTTGATTTTGATTTAATAAGTGATTTTTGTTTATTATTATCTTCATCATCAGTTTTATCTGTATCCTTAATTATTTTCTCAAAACTCTCTGCTATCTTATCAAAATTCGGATTAAGTATGGCCAGGGCAGCCATGGCATATACCCTGCAATCCAGGGCCTCATTACGGGGCCGGGTTTTGATCCATACACGGTGAGGGAAACCTTTACTGTATTTGGTAACTGCCTTTTCGGCGGTCAGCTGTTCAAAATATTCCTGGTCATAATTTACCGGGAAATGCATATAACCTGGTCCCGGGCTCTCGGTTTTAAGCCTGGCAAAAAGCAGTTCCTTTGCAGTATCTGTTCCGATGGTAAATAATCTGATTTTAGCTTTATTAGATTTGCTGGGTCGGGATATTAATGGACTTCCAACGGTGTTTGAGCCTTTTACTGCAAAGATCCGCCGGTTTTCCTTATTTTTACAGAATTGATAGACATTATCGGTAAAGTGGCCACCGGAATCTATAGTGCTGCAGGATATTCTCAGTTTTATTTTCATTTCATGGCTGTAATTAGTTGATAAACGCTCATCCAGTTCATCCCAAATCTTTTGTTTTGCAGGATCACCATAGATAATAAAATATTCTATACTCCAGGATTCGTATCCCTTTCCCCAGGCCACAACCTCGGTTTCCAGCCGGTCATCCTGAACATCTATCCCGGACGTGAGGACCAATCCACCGGCAGGGATTGCAGCTTTATATTTTTCCCTCCTGCTGAATAATTCAAGATCATTTACACTGGTTCCTTCCTCCTCCCAGGTTTCCCCCAGGACGGTGTTTATAAAAACCTGTAATCGTTCATTATTGCCCTTAGCTTCCAGGAAGTTTAAAACCATTTGGGATAATCTTACCCACGGTGAATAAGCCTCCCATATATGAAAGCCGGCAATTTTGTTATCAGGAACTGCCCTGGTGGGGATCCATTTTCCACGTCTTACTGCATTTATTCTCTGAGCATCATTCCAGAGATCTCCACATTTTTCACATTTATAATGGGCCGTTTCGGGGAGATGATATCCCTTTTCATCCTGATGCCATCGGACATTTCCCCAGACCAGGTATTGTTCATGGTTGCACTCGGGGCAGGGGACAAAGAACCGGCGCTGATCGGATTCCTCCCAGGCGGCATCGATGCGGGATAATCCTTTAATGGTGGGAGTGGATACTATGACAATAATCCGGTTCCAAAATGTGGTGGATCTTTTAATGGCCAGGGCCACCGGATCCCCTTCGGATCCGGCACTGGGCGGATAACGGTCTATTTCATCACAGAGGACCACCCGGATAGGCCGTGAGGCTAGGGATGCTGCCGAATTGGCACCGGCAATGGTGATGTGGCCACCGGGGAAGGTTTTATGAAGGATGGTATTGTTCGAATCTTTTGATTTGGGACTCTTAATTAATCCATGCAGAATCCAGGTATCCCGGATCATCGGAGAGAATCGGTCCTTGCTCCAGGTCTGACCCATTTCGATGGTGGGCTGCAGGACCAGGATTGGAGAAGGATCCTGAGAGATGATATAACCAACAATGTTATTTAATATTTCTGTTTTGCCAACCTGGGAGCTGGTTTTACAGACAATGGTCTCTATTCCGGGTTCAATGATTGCATCCATCATGCCACGCTGAAATTCAGCCAGGGCAGTATCCCACCTGCCCGGCATGGCAGCTGCTTCCGGGGAGAGAATGCGGTAATGGTCCGCCCACTGGGAAACCTTCAGTCGGGGAGGGGGCTTCAGGACAGTTAATGTTTTAGTCAAAATTTCTTGAATCTGTAAGCTCATCTAGTGCATTAAAAATTTCTTCATCCATCCTCATTTTAATTTCATTCACGCTGTTCATCCCCAGAAGATGCGGAGAGAGTTTCGAAGGCATGACCAGCAGCCTGTTTTTTAAAACCGTGAGAATCTTTTGCCACACCCTGATTACATCAGATTTCTCCAGCAGCTCCCCACGCTGTTTTCCCAGTTCGATTTCCTTCAGAGAAGCCTCTGCCTGCTCTCTTCTCCTCCGGGCTTCATTTATGGATAGGTCATTCTTGTTATATTTTTTCCGTTCAAGATCCAACTGGTATGCCAGGTATTTCTGAACTGAATCTGCCAGTTGAAACCTGCCCCTTCCGAACTTCTTAAAAACATTTTCAGCTGCCAGCTGCTGCACCCTCCGCTCGGTCATCCCTAAGATCTCGGCCAGTCTCTTGGTAGTGATCAAATCCTCGCTCATGAAAAAGAAGCTACCTCCTGCCGGCAGAGTCTAGCGGAATTCTGCGCTCGCCTGATCCTCACCGCCCATCCTCCAGAAAGAACCTACTCTTTCTTCTATATTCATATCGACATTCATTCTTACAAAACTTGGCCCAGCGCATTTTGTTTTTGAATGATTCACCGCAGTTGAGACAAATTTTAAAATATCTTTTTGATATCGGCTTTGGTCTGTGTTTATAGCTATATTGAGTAGCACATTTATCAACGCAATATAGGATTTTCCTTTTATTATTTACTTTTATTATTCTTTCAACGTATTTGTTACAATTTTTACATTGAACCCAAACAGTAATTTCTCTCATGTTTTTCAAATTTTCTTTTCTACTTACTATTCGGAGATTATCCTTACGGTTGTCAAGTGTATCGTGATTAATATGATCAACATCCATTTTATTATTGGATTTTAATTTCATTATATATCTATGCATGCGAAGAGTTTTATTTTTACCATTTAATTTTGTATTTCTTACTGCATAGATTTTATTGGAGCTCCATTTGGCTTTCCATTTATATTTTACCAAACGATAATAATCTTCATCATCAACAATAGTATATTCATGGATACCAACAGCATATTTTCCAGATAATTTTATTCTTTTCATTTTTAATTATCTTTTCAATTTACTCATCTCATAATCAATCTCATGTTGCAGAATCTTTCCGCCTTCCTTCTCAATCATTTCACTTACAGCCTTCATCCCTTCCTGTTCATACATCTGTGCCGGGCTGACGCTATAAAGCTCTTTGATAGGATAACGTTTTTTTGTTTTGCGCTGGAATACTCCGATGTGCCCGCTCGGCATGGTGGCGATGAAGGAAGTCCCGATCACCTTTCGGCCTCGATCCTTGCGGATCCTAATACTCACACCCTGCCTGGTCTGCCTGGGAGAGAACATATATACCGGGATCTTCCTCCCGCGGACAGTGAGGGTGGCTTCCATATTCTGAAAGTTTGCACGCTTGATCTTGACGCTCCTATTCAAATCCTTGGCCTTTACATTATAAATCTCCCGAACCCGACGTCCAGCTTCGGTTTTACTTTTAGTGATCAGTTTATTAACGGTCCGCCTGGCTGCATTGGCCAGGGCTTTATCTAAATTGAATCGTTTGGCCATAATCTATCCTTCACTTACCAGAGCTTTAATTGTAATCCAATCTTGGGAATGAAAGTAATCTTCCCTGTCTCAAAATAATTGTCAGTTGGAAATCGGGTCCAATATCCGGGAAAGTTCTTACTTATTTCCAGTTCACTACTGATATTGATTGTTTTAGTTAATGGGTATGTTATCCAATGTTTAGAATAATAGACCCATATATTTTGAGGAAAGGTCATGGGTTCTTGTGGATTCCACCAGATCTCCAAAAATCCATTAACATAAAACTTTTTTATTGGCTCCTGGTAAACGAAGGAATAGATAGTTGATTTTCGTGATATATCATAATGAGCACCTAAGAATCCAGCAGCATACAAATTAAAGGTAAACAGCACCCCTATGATTAAAATTAATTTCTGCATGATTCCCCCAGGTATTTTTTTAGACAAGTTAAGACGTAATTCATAATTTTGTATATCTTTATCCAGGTCAATCGGATTTTCTAAATTGATTTAGGTCCTATTTTCATTCCCTCACAATCCTGCATTGCTCTTCGAATTTTTTTACATTATCAGAGTAAAACATTAGATCCCTACCAATCTTCATCGGTCTTAAAATATGGCTATATTTTCTAATTAGACGCTGGACAGCCTTTCTGGATTTTTTATTCCATCTTTGTCTCAGGTCCTCTGTGCTGAGCATCTCTTCGGTCATAAGATACCCACCTTCTCAATAGCTTCATCGACATCCTCTTCTAGGAACGATAGATATTGATCAGTGCTTTTGATGTCAGTATGTCCCAGGGCTTTGGAAGTGGACCTGAATGCATCGATCGGTTCACCCTGGGCTACTTTTTTCAAAAAGTATTTGTAAATATTGTTTGCAAAGGTTTTACGCATGGAATGAGTTCCTAGCTTACCGATCAGACCGGCTGCCTGGAATGTTTCGTTCAAGATTCGCCAGGCCTGGGTTCGATCGATCGGCTGATTGCCCCGGATGGACCTGAATATATAATCATCTTTGTGGATCACATCCAATTTAGCCAGCTGTTTCAGCCAGGGAGTAATTGCCTCCCGAGCCGCCTGATTTAGAAGAATTGTACGGCTGGAGCGCTTACCTTTCATATTTCTCTTATAGACGGTCAGCCTTTTTTTAATATCTCCATTTTCTTCCAGGATATCCCCGAGACGAAGAGTTAGGATTTCGGAGATACGGAATCCGGTATTGGTTCCCAGGATGAAAAATGCATAATTGCGGTGTTTAAATGGACCTTTAAATGCCTTTTTCACCTTGCGTATTTCTTGTATTTCCAGTGGTCTAGAGCCTTTCATAAACTTCTCATTTCGCTTTTTTTAAGGCCATTTCGCTTTTGAGCCACTTTCGGAATTTATGTTCACTATCAATAAATCTTATAACCAATTATTTTGTATAAATTAAACTTTAAAATAAATCATTCAAAAAAATGCGAAATCGCTATGTCGATAGGGCCTTTTAGGGTCTTTTAGGGTACTCTAGGGTACTTTAGGGCCTTTTAGGGTACGTTAGGGTACAATAGGGCACTTTCAGGGTACACTAGGGTACTCTAAGGCTGGAGATGCAACGTATTCCCATTTTGTTGTATGTTTTTCAATTTGCCATTTTCTTACCCTAATCCGGGATAATTCCATTCGCCAGGCAACCGGCATTTATTCGGTTCTCCAGACCCTATATTTCCCTTCTGGTAATTTCCGTCTCCGGGCAGATAGGCCGAGTTTTCTTAAAGCGGTTTCTAATCTTGAGGCAAGCTTGATATTGTTGAATTCAATGCTATCGCCTATCTCCATGGTTTTAGCTGCGATGTTAATGGGATTCTCCCGATAAACGCGGGGAACGGGAATACCGGATTCAATTTTCAAATCAATTTCTTCCCCGTTTTCTTCAAGTGTGAAAGATTTTTTCACCTTTATATTCTCCTTCTGTATTTGTTTACATCTTTGATTCACATACCATTCAAAATTATTCATAGTCCCATCTTTATGGATTATTTTCCTGTCCTATATTTACGATCATAAATGACATACCAGACCACGTTCCAGGCCATGGATAGGACCACAAAAAGAATCAATGCTCCCCGCAGCATCTCGCCAGCAGAAGTAACCTGGCCCATATAGAGTAACTGCAGATAAATCCCCATCGATGCCATAAGTAGTACCGCTCCCACCAGGATCATCTTAAAAAAATGCCAGGCATCACAAAAAGCGGAGGGGATTATTTTATAATGGTCCTTATTTAGCGAAAACCAGCCATAATAAAGACGATCATTAAAGTTTTTAAGCCATTCCGGGGCCTGGGTCAGCCTGAATTTCACCGAATCCATCGCCCAGGAGCAGAAAAGGATTATTGCCGTCAAAAAGAAGAATATTGAAATAAATATTTTTTCCATTTTATGCCTTTCTTAATTTTAGGGTGGGGTTTTGAGCTCCCGCGTTAGTTATTTAATTCCCCACCTAAGTGTACTATTCATATAAGAATAACCTTTTTTCACCATTTTATGTTATCACCTTTCTTTGAAAGCGAAAGATATTTGCAGGAGCTCAAAATATGAATCCCACTATTTTCTTTATCCGATTAAAGTTATAACTCAAAATGAAAACACCGGCGCCGGCTCCCAAGGCCGAGCCCTCCCGGACATTAAAACCCAGCAGAATGGCCGTGGTGGTGGTACCGAATAATGCGCTCTGCAGCAATTCCTTATCTTTTGAGAGCCGGACCACTATGCGCTCAAAATTGCCGTTTATTACCTGGTAATTTTTAATTACTTCATCCTGGGAATAGGAAATGGACCGGTATTCATTTACTGTTTTCCAGGCGAGATCTTCCTGCTCTTTCAGAAAGACGCTGGACCGGCGGACACCGATATAATCAATGGCAATGGCCCGATCGATGAGAAGCCTGGTCCCGGAAGCCATCACTGCCGGCATGGGATCCTCCGGGTGGGCAGTCCTGTATGTCAGGGCAGTGAGCCTGGCCAGGGAATCGGTGGTGAGCGATGGCAGCCGATCAATATATTTAATCTCGGTCTGGATGAGCGTATCTATCCGGGCGGAGCGGGCCTGCAGGCTGTCAATGCGGATCCTGCCGGCCGCCACTTCCTGCATCCTGGCACGGATAACCGCATAGAGGCTGTCAATCTCCGAATAAAGGGCGCTGTCATCGTCGAAATGGACAGCGAGGGTATAACCTGCATAAGCGCCCAGGGCGATCAGAAGCAGAATAATCAGGAAATTTACAAACGTGCTTTTCATCGGGTAACTCTCCCTATTTTTTCGGATTTATAGCGCCGAATAGCATAAAAGGCGATGTGAATAGCCGCGGCCTCATCGATAGATATTTCCTGTTCGATTGATGCCATGGATTTGGCCATGGAAATAATCACCTGGTCACGCATCAGGGGCGAGACCCGCCGGAAGCATGGTATCTTATTTTGCCAGGCGGTCGGGGCCACCCTCTCAAATTCAATTTCAGATAAAAGGGCAGCTCCCCTAATCCACCCTAATACTTCGGAGAGTTTTTGCAAGGTGGCCACGTTGGATCCCATCCAGTTCGCCTCGCAAATAATTTTATTAATGCCAAAGCGGCGTTTATAATCAGACAATTCAAGGCCGGCTATGTGATAAGAAAAGCTTTCCAGGGCTAATAGATTTTCATCCTCGTCCACAATGGCAATAGCACATGGTTTCCGGTATGCGGGATCTATTCCGGCTATCCGATAATTACAGATTATATTTCCCTTTTGCTGAATTGACATTCTGGGCCTTAAGCGTTTATTGAAAGTTTAATTTTCTCTTTTATTTCCTCGGGGCTGGGATCCGGGGATGCTTTATTGCGCTGGTCCATTACCAGTAACTCCCCGTCGCGTTCGATGGATTTGTCTTTTAGTTTGCTATTAACCCAGCTTTCAGGATACATTCCCATGCTGGTCTGGCCTTCTGCGCCAATGATTTTCACCATAACCGTTTTTTCGTTCTCTCCGGG